ATTTCAGGTCATCAATCAAGTATTTGCATAGCGAAATCGCACAAAATAATATGGACAAACTCAATAGAAGAAACAAAACATTATATGCCTTGTTTTTCTCTCTGTAAAATCTGCTTGAAGCCAACAGCGCAAACGATATAGATGTGTAAAGACCAACGTTTCTAAGGGACGTTTGATAAAACATTAATATTTCCCGTTCTGTTTCCATATATACCTATACAAAGACAAATAATATTTGCTGATTCTAAAATTCTGGGGCACCCACAAAGACACCGGCACCACTTTGTTTCCCAATGTCGGATGCGTCTACTTGTTCAATCGCAAATAAAGCCAAAACCGAACTGATGTAGACAACAAGTGTATCGCGCGTAATTTCCTTTACCGGTTTTGCCTCCTTCAATACAAATCTCATCTCAAGAAATTTCACGATAACAAATACAAACGCAATAAGTCCTGCGATACTAAAGTGATTCTTCATTAAAATATCGTGTTACAAAACTGTCAACCATTCAACGCATTATTACAAAAACTCTACATCATCTAAAACAATGGGCGGTCTGGACGACGGCGCGTTCATATCATTAATATCCAGCGTATCGATATTTACATTGCCGCCAATTGTAATTCTCTCCTCGTAATCATCGTCCTCGTCGTCATCATCGGCCTCCTCATCGCGCCTTTTTTGTGCCCCATCTAATGCGATTTGCTCCAACCGTTCAATTGTCTTTGGTGCGGATACCAGTGTCTCGTTTCCTAAAGTATCCTGCGCTTTATCAGTATTCGAAAATGAGATGTTTTCTGTTTGCGAGGGAATGGATTGCATTGTCTCTAATACGGTATCATTCATAATCATATTCACATCCGACATAGGTGCTACTCCCAGTGGTGCTCCTAGTGCTGGTGCTCCTGTTACGGGTTCACTTGCGATTGGCAACGACTTCTCATTCACCGCCTCTTTCTGCACCGCCTCTTCTTGCACCGCCTCTTTCTGCACCGCCTCTTCTTGCACCTCTTCTTCGATGATTTCCTCCTTGACATCGACCTCCTCTTCTTCGGTCTCGTCCATGTATGCTCTGAGGATGCTTTCTACAGGCATCGTCTCGCGAATTGTGTTGAGGATACTCTCTTGCGCAAACAGTTCGAGTTGCCGGTTGTTTTTTTGAAGGTCAAGTGGGGCCAACTCGGCTTCAAATAGGTAGACATTTGTGTATAGCTTTCTTGCAACATTGATGTACACCTTGTGAATGAAAACATCGGCAGATGGAATATCAATATCAATCTTCTTTTGCTTCTGTCCAACGCGGACGCATGTGAGAGCCTTCAATTGTATAACGTGGACGCATGTAATCAACTCTTCCAGATAACCACACTTGGTAAACGTTTCAATCCTCGCACGCTCTTCGCCGATAATAGAATCATTCCACTTGGGTATGCGGGAGAGAAATGTCTGGAACGTCATCAGATACTTGTCATGTTCATCGTTCTCTTCGCATAGCTCTAAAGCCTCTTTGAAAATAGACTTGAGTCCATCAATTACTGCGGGAGTAAGGATGTTTACTAAACGAGCACACCACTCGTTTTTTGATTCACCCAAACTAGACATCGAATAATCATCCATTTACATAAATGAAATATTTTCTAAATCAGTTTCAGAACGAAAAACAATGAAATTGAGCATGAACAACAGAAGAAGTTTTTCGCTTCTAAATTCACGCTTAACTTTATGAAATGTCAATAATAGATGGTATTTTCTCTCCAGTTCCATATTCGAATTCTCCAAATAATACATAATATCTAATCCGGTGTACCCTTTTTCATACAACAAGATGGATGATTGAACCAATTCGGTATAATCGTTGATGTTTAATCCATTCATAAACTTTTTTAACCAGTTCTTTCGATTTGTGGCACACTTGTGCGGTTGGAAACTTTTTTGTGTAACATAATTGTGTAAATTAAAGGATTTATCGTTCATCAGAGGAAGTGGCACATAAATCTCGCAGAACCGCGAGAGGATTGGTCTGAGCAACTTATAACGATTTTCAACAATGATGAAGAATCTGGTCGTATGGCTGAATAATTCGATGCATCGTCGCAGGGCAGATTGGGCGTCGATGGTGAGTTTATCGGCATTGGACAAAATAATTGTTTTGAAATGCCCCCGCCCTTTCAAATTTATATGCGTCTTTGCGAAAAACTTGAGCTCTTCTCTTACGAATTTTATACCTTTTCCGTGCGCACAATTGACGTTCATCACATATGCCTTCGTCATTTCCTTATCGTTGTCATATATCTTCTCAACAAAGTCGTTTACCAGAGTTCGCTTACCACCGCCGTGTGGACCATGGAAAATTATGTTTGGTATTTTTTGGGAAGTCAAAAAATACTCAACTTTTCTATAAATATCGGCATGTATAGAAAGAGACATATATCGAGGTTTTCTAGTTTGTTCTTAACTGATAATGGAGTAATATATTTTATGTATTTTATGTATTTTATACATATCGCTTGATAGTGTTATGTATAAATTTTTAGTGAAACCAATGGAGCGTCTTACGCGACACTCTGTAGGCTCTGCGTGTAAGGATTCTGTTTGAACGCGGTGAGAATGTCGGGGTTCATACGATCACTATTCAATGTGCTGTCGTATCCTTGCGGCACCTTGGCGGCGCCCAGCGTCTGTGCCGACGGAATGATCGAAGTACCCACGCCAGGCACATACATGCGATTGTTGTTTCGGTCGGCGTCGACACGCCCAATCCGAATATTTTCTTGTTGGTTGAACATTTGTGTTCCCCCCTGATTTGGTCGGTTCTCGTGCGTTTTGTTCTCGTTATTCCGCTGACGATATGCGGCGTCGTATGTCTGGTTAGCCTTCTGCGCGCTCGGTCCTGCTGCTCCTGTATAATGAACGTTTGTTGTGTCGCGTTGGACATTTGTTGGTTGGTGTTCCGAAACGGAATACCCCTCTGTAGTCCGACCCTGATAATTAAGATAGTTCAAGTCAATTGCCCCCTCTATTGTCTCTCTCAGCGTTGTTTTTGTGCGGTCGCCTGGATTATGGACACGGGCGTTTGAGACGGACGTTCCGGCATTTCCGCTTGCCCTGATATTACAGATAGTGTTTTCCTTTCTGGAAGGACGTAGCACATCAAGCAGCGGGGCAATCGCCGCGTGTGCCAATCCACGAACAGCACCAAAACCATCGGGCTGTTTCATGGTGGAACGGTTTGTCGGCAGGGGAACAAAACCTTGAACACCATAGTCGTTCTGTCCGGCACCGCGTTTACCTGCCGCCGATACATTCGTCACGCTGTTTGCTTGTAACTCAGGTCTGCGCGGAATCTGATATTTACCCTTTGCGTAACTGGCCTGTCCGTCCTGGACCGCACCAGTACCATAATACTCCTCTGTGGTATCAGGGCGATTCACATCGCGCAAGACCTCCACACCGCGCGCGGTTTGTGCCTTTTCAATTCCCGTTGTTGTGTTCCAACGACTAGGTCCCAGAGTATAATAAGTGTCTTGGCTATACTTCTCGACGCGCCCTTGTGTATGAATATTTCCTGCCTCCTTGACCATCGAATTCGCAGGACCTTCGTGCCCTGCCAAACCATAACTCTGCTTGGGATTGGACGCAACGCGAAGTTGGTCCACGGTTTTGGGTTGCCACGATTCACGCGCCTCCATGCCACTATTGAAACCGATGCCACCTTCCGTGTTGTAACCTTTGCCAAGTCCAGGAGCAACACGCTGCTCTTCCCACGGCTTGATATTTGCCATTCGCATACTCGGGTTGACGCGGGATTGAAGAAAGTCGCTCATATTAGGAGCGCCGTGCGCGTGCTGCATATTCGTTTGTGGTTTGAACAGTGGTGCCTGTTCCTTTTTCTTGAACGCCTGCGAACCACCACCTTGCATGTTGTCTAGTCTCATCTCGGCTACGTCAGAAGAGGTCGAAGCACCATTACTCTTTGCGCTATAAAACGGAACCATATTGTTATGTTTAAAATCAGAAGTATTTATGTTAGCACCCGTGAGGGACATTTGCGGGACTTTTCCCGAACCTACCGATTCTTTCGGATTGTTTCGCATTACCGATTCCGAAACATTTTGGTCGAAACACTTATCGGTTGTCTGATTGGCAGTAGGGAAATATTTTACATTGCTTTTGTTAATCGGTTCCACTACAGGATAATTGATTACTGGTGTGTTGATAAATCCCTCGGTGACATTCTTTTTTTCAGACTCATCGTCTTCATCATCTTTATTATGGTTATTGGCAATAACATAAAATCCACCTAATGCCAAAAGAGGTATCGCAAGCTGTGCCATTATATATACAATAATATATAATATTATCACTAAGATTTCTCTAATATGGGATACAAATAATATGGGATACAAATAATATGGGATACAAATACTAATTGGAGACATTCGGATATTTCGGCACGAAGTGGTCTCGTTCTAACATGCGCGTGCTTAAGTTGTTTTGAAATGGAAGGCAGGTATTCTCTCGCGGGTCAAGATGCGTGTAATCCCATTTCGTCTGTTCTAAATCCTTGAACATCCAAGCCGGATGCGTCGCGCGCGATTGATCGGTGCAAGCAGCGGATACGGGAAAACTGAGTTTTTTACCCTTAGCCGACCTTGTTGTGTGCCGATTTTGGTCGACAATATCCCTGTTGTTTTTCCTAGTAAGACCGCGCAAGTCACTTTCCAGATTGATGCTGTTCTTCATAAGATTTGCGCCCCATTTCTCCATTCGTATATGGGGGTCTTCCATGAAACAAGGGCTCTCGCCCTGACCAGGAACGTTGAGCACATACCTACCAGGACCGGTTAATTCTTGGAGCTGCTTTTCCATTCTACAAGGTTCATCATGATATCTCGTGAAAGCCATATATACATCTCGCGAGAGAAAAATAATGTGATTGAAATACTGTGATGTAAACATCATTCCAGAATGATTGTGTAATTACATACACGACACATCAGTTCAAAGTATCGCAACAAATCCTTTTTAGAACCATAAGAGAGACTACAACACCTAACATCTCCATAACCCAGTGTATCTGCTAAACTCGTCAGTGCCGCGATGTCATTGTTCGCATCTATCACGAATACCTCCGTTCTCGATTCGTTGATATATTTTCGGACATCCGACCTACGCAATCTTTCTCCCCCCATCACCAAAACTTGCACATCATAATCAGGTGATAACCGATAATTCGAATACTTATGGTGGTAATGTTCGCGCTCCCAAATATTCGAGTGGTTCCATTCAAACTGCGGGTCTTCATACGCGTTCATCGTTTTCATAGACCCATTGATGTTGTGCATGCGCGCGTAGTGTGGTCTTATACATTCCGCTCCAAGACGCGCTATTTCATCCTGTCGAATGATCGAAAAATTATTGTCTCCATCATTCATGTATTGGATGTAACCGACCTTACATATCTTTGCTACCTTGGTTTTGGTGCATATGCGAAGGAGAAGTTCGTAGTCATCGCAAATCGGAAGCAATTCAGAGTAGTTTCCAATGTCCAACAGGGTTTGGCGCTCCCAAATGCGCGGATGATTCGGGCAGCACGCCAAGTTTGAGAGAGAAATGTTGTTGATATTTGGTGTAATAAAAACATAGTGCCATTCCCCATCGTATTTCATCGCGTAGTATCCGCCATAGCCCTTGCTAATAACATCGTTCATATAACGTGTAGGAGAGCCGTCTTCGAACATGTTGATAAAATCCATGTAAATAAATCCTACATCAGGGTGTGCCTCGAAAACACCAACCGCATCTTCTAAACATGAAGGGGTTATTTTGTCGTCGTGGTCGAGTTCAATGCAGTATTCTCCGCGAC